CACCATCCGCACCCTTAGGGCCAGCATCACCAGCAGGACCACGAGGTCCAGTGGGACCCTGGTCACCCTTAGGACCAGGCTGCCCAGCGGGGCCAGTCAAACCCTGGGCAC